CCCCTAGACTTGCTCTGGACATAGCCTCTTGTCTAGCAGTCTCTTGTGCTAATAACTCTGGAGAAGCACCACCGTATGCTGATGAACTTAAGCCCATACGTCCTTGAGATAACATACGCTCTTCTAAGGCTAAACGCTGACGTTCTTCTTCAGGACGCTGAGTGGCTCTAATCTGCTCATACAGGTCAGCTTGTGCTTTACTAGGGTCTACCCCTACCTGACCGAACAAAGCCTGTGATTGACCTAACAGTTGGTTCTGAAGGGCTTGTTGCTCAGGGGACATCTGTAAAGAATAACCACCTTCAGGTGTTGTAGTAGCACCCCCTAGCCCTGTAGTAACAGTAAAGGGTTTAAACTCAGCCCTGCCCGCTACATCTTCACCGAGACCATACAGCTTCTCTGCGCTTTGTTCCCCTAACTCAAGTGCCGCTTGTGCCGCTTTATCTTGGTTGTAATAACCTGCGCCCGCACCTAGTAAATCTGTAAACCAGTTACTCATTATACATTCTCCAGTTCTGCTACACGACTACGTAGCGATTGTACTTCTTTAATTAGCATAGGTACTAACTTACTGTAGTCAACACCCATCATATCTTCTTCAGTATCACCTTCAGATACAGCTTCAGGTGCTACGTTAATTAACTCCTGTGCAATAACACCGTAGTCCTGATGTAAACCATCAGCCTTCCAGTCAAACTGTCTAATCTGTATAGCATCAACCTTGCTACCTGCATCAGTAGAGTCTGCAATGTTTTCCTTGAGGCGTTCATCGGAGCTAGTGTTGTAAGCTGTGGCTGACGATGTTACGGATATAGACCCTACAGTTGTGCCGTCTTTGCGGAAATTTAAAACTGAACCATCATTTGTTAATCTATTAAAAGCGGCAACATTTGAACCATCTCTGGTAAAAGTAGCCAATGAAGCATTAGTTGTGGGTGAACCTCTTAAGGACATACCTTCTAGCTCAAAAGCATCAGAAGTTTTACCCACCAATACGTTGCCTGATGCGTCAATACGCATCTTTTCTGTAGCATCAGCACCTTCTGCCTCTGTACCATTAGATGTTGCAAGTGTTAAATACCCGCCTGAACCTGTTGCTTGTGATGAGTATGCTCTTATTATTGCCGCGTTGTTTGGCGCAGAATTACTAGTGTCTCTGTTGTAAAAGTTTAAAGATGCAATTTCGACATCAGCCGCATCAGCACCTGCGCTGTTACCTAAGTTAATATCACCATGAACGTGTAAAGGGGCTTGAGGACTAGTAGTACCTATGCCTACCTTATCTTCAGACACATCAACAAATAATGTGTCAGTATTAACAGCTACGTCAGCACTAAAGTTAACTGCACCTGTAAAGGTATCACCCGCTGTGTCAGCCTTAGTATTTACCGCTGTCTGTATGTTTGTAAATTCAGTTGTGAACTCAGAGCCTTTAATCACCTTACCCGCGTTACCTGAAGGAAGACTATCTTTTGCTCCGAAGTTCGTTGTTATAGTATAATCAGTCATTTAAATTAATCTCCCTAGTAGAGCGTGTACATCTATTTGTTGTATTGAATAAGGTGCGCCATTGATAGTAGACTCGATACCTATGGTTACTACAGTACCACTACCGCTTGTGTTAATCTTAGGACGTTGTATGTCCGTACCTATTGTAAATTGACCTATGCTAAACTCAGCTACGTTGTACTCAGATATAGGTGTGTTAGCTTGTTCAGTACTAAAGTTTTTCTTAGTGAACCCACCGTCATAGTCATATCCCCATGCTAATGTAGTCTGTGCGGATACGTTACCAATAACTGTAATGTTAAACTTTTTAAGGAACTTAAGGTTAGTAGAGTTACCGAAGTTTAACGGGTTACTGTAGTAAAGCATTTGATAAGTACTACCATCATCTAAGTATTCTCCGTACTTAAATATACCATTCTCTCTGCCGAAGTAAAGACTACCGTCCTGTAGTATCGCTAGGCTACGAGGGTTAACACCTGCCCATGTGGTTACTCTATTAGCACCATCAGGTAAAGTACCCCGCATATCAAAGCAATAGATTGTCTGACTATCTTGTAAGGACAATAAGTAAAATGCTTCATCTGCGCTATAGATAGACTTAATAGGATTAACTTGCTGTCTAACCAACGTAGTTAACTCAGTGCGTACATTGTTACTAATGTCACGCATAGGCATTGACTTTTCTTGTATAGTACGACTAAAGCTACGTACACCATCTTCAGACAAGAACAAGATGTCAGTACCTGTGTGCTGTACAGAGTCTCTAGCAATACAACCTACGCCTTCTATGGTGTCGGATAGTTTAAAAGTAACCGTTGCGGCATTAGGAAACTCAGCGCCCTCATAAACAATAATAGAACGTCTACCAAAGATAATGAGAAAACCATTATGTGCCGCCAGTGCCATAACCTCATCATCGCCCGTAGGAAATACGTTATTTAAATCTAACGAACCTGCTCCAGAACCATGCCAATCATCATAGACAAGTAAACTACTCCAGTATACTTTGTTTGGTTCGTTAGTAACACCTGTAGACCACAACCGACCATAAGCGGCTATGACCTCATTACCGAAAGGTGCGTCATGTCCACCATCTTCTATTTCAATTAACGTAGTGCTTCCTGCTATAGAAGCAAGAGGGTGATGACCTTTCTGGAAGAATACTACGTTATTATTAAATGTAACTATCTTCCAGTTGTTAGCTGTTATTGTATAAGGGTCGGGAAGAGTTACAGGTGTTAAGGTTGTAGTGCCTGTAAATATTTTATTGTTGCCCGCAGAGAATACTATTTTAGTACCATCATTCTTAACGTACTCGTGTACAGCCTCTATGCCTCTACTAGAGCCTAACTGTGTAGCCGTACTAGAATCAGTGGATACTTCCGTATAGCCCTTACGCGCCCCTATACGACCATATTCGTCAATAATACAGTTACTAGCGGTAGCCGCAAAGGATTGGTCAAGAGACAGTGGTGAATCTTGACTGTTAATGCCCGCAAATCCTGGGGCTTGTACTGTAATGTTCTGTAATCGTTGTGCCATTAGCAAGGTGTCCATACAGTTTCAGAAGGGAATCTAGCGGCATCAAACGCTACTGCATCTGCTAACGTAGTGTCCGCTAAAGAGAATAACTCTTGTGCTGAAGTACCGCCTGTTTCTCCGCGCTCACGGGAGGCTAAGGCTACTGCGTACTGTACTACTGGTGATGAAGGTACAACTAGTTTATCTGCGTCAAGAGCAAACGGGTCTGCTCTATCAACAATGTTAAATCGTAATGTATATGCTTTGTCTGGCTTAGGGTATAAGTCAACTAAGGCATTGCCGTTAGCATCCACACCATTCCAAGAGTAATAGTCAGGAGAACCTTTGACAGGCTCTTGTACTAAGTATGCGTTATTCATCCAAGAGGAACTAGCGGAACGCATAAAGGAATTAGACGTATCGTTAATAACGTCCAGTATCTTAAACGAGTTGTTAGTACCCGTCATGCTATAACTAAATACATCATCAGTAGTAGTTACTGTGATTGTACTTCTAAGTGCTGACCAGTCCCAAGCATCCTCAACAATACGTCTAGCATCATTGACAAACTCACCTATTAGTTTTACATAGGAGTCATTTGAGTTTTCAATACTAACAACTTCGTCCTCTCGCATCCTACGTAATACACTGTTTACTAGTTGTAAATAAGTCATTATCCATACTTCCTTAAGTTCATCATGGGACTAAGCATTTCTTGTGTAGACTTAATCTCTGTGTCAAATTTAAATAGTTCTTTATCAAACAAACCTTCTGTAGGCGTAAAGGCTGTTCTTTGTTGCTGTTGTCCTTGACCGCTTAGTATACCTCCAAGTAAGTCACCCCCTGCTCCCAACAAATCTCCTAAAGGACTATCAATAGCGTCTATAAAAGCATCAATAGGGTCTATGATGTCTTGACCTACTTCCCCTAAAGTTTGTAACGTAGGGTCTACTACTTCTGAACCGAACGCGTCTATTACATCATCAATAGGGTCTATAAACGTATCATCAAAGTCACGCCCTGCTTGCTGAAGAACATCAATCCCTTGTTGTGCTACGTCCACTACAGGCTCTAGTCCTGTCTTTATAGGCTGTAAAACTGCATCATCAATAGCACGACCACCTGCTCTTACAGCATTTACTACAGGCTCAAAAGCATCTCCGAGGTCTGAAAATAACTGAGACTCTGGTAAGTCAATATCAACATCAGGTAAAGCACTGCCTAGTTGTTTAACAGCATCAACACCAAACTCTTTTAATAAAGCGTCTTCAATATCTTTTCCTTCTAATATTGCAGTCTGAACATCCATCATACCTTCTGAAAAGGCTTCAGCATCCACTCCAAGAAGGTCTTTATCAATACCAAAGTCAGCCACAAAGTCTTCAAGTATAGGCGTAGTTATTTGACTTATTGCAACAGCCTTAGCTATGTCTTTTATGTCTCCACCTTGTAAACCCGCCGCTAAAGCGGAAACTATAGGGTTGCCTGTTATTATACCCGCGGGAGCTAAAACAGTTCCTAAACGCTCACCGAATGTTTTATCGGGTAATAAAAGCTCTCTCGCCCTACTACTTGCCGTTTCGTCCCCTTTTTCCTCTAAAGTAGCGGACATATGATAATTAGGGTTCTGCCAACTTGTAACTGTTTGACCGTATTTTGTTACTTTACCAGATAGCCATTCTTTTTCTGTGCCTATTCTACTATCTGGAAAATAAAAAGAATCATTAGGCAAGATGGACATACTTGCTAATTCCCTGCCATCTAGTTTTCGCACGTTGTTGGGGTTAAAAAATCGAGCAGGTGCTAAAAAAGTCTGACCCTTATGCTCGTAAGGAACATAACCTTCATAGACACCTTCTTTTGATAATTCATTAAATTTTTCAGTAAATAAATTATTAACTTGATTCTTGTATTCTTCTTTGTTTAACTTATTACTATCATATAAATGATATAGATATTTTTTCTTGTCGTCTAAATTTAAAGAAGAGTATTTAGAATTAAAAGAAACTACGCTTTCGGAACGGGTTTCGTCTAAATCTGAAAACATTTCAAGAGTTTCTGCATGAGCATTATCTCTTATTTCTTCAGCTTCTTTTTTTTTGTCTTCGTATTTTTTCTGTTGTTGTTCTTTCCACTCAGGATTGTGTTTCCCGTCTATAAACATAGGCGTTTGCGGAGTAGAAGAAGGAGTCCTTTTTTTTAAATTATCGGCTATCCTTTGACTGAAAGCGTCTCTTTCTTCCTCAGTCATGTCTGTGAAAAACTTAGTATAGTCAACACCTAAATCATTAAAGTAACCCATTATCTATTCCTCCCTACGCCTTTAGCTTTCTCTACGGTACGCATAGCACCTAGTCCAAGCATTCCCATCAGTACTGGCATCATGGTTGACATATCTAGTATAGGGACTTCAATGGTAGAATCGGCAAGAGCAAGCGCAAAATTTGCCATCGGGATAAGAAGGTAGTTACTCGCAAGTCCAAGACAACAAGTCCAACCAACAGCAGGTCTCCAACCCGATACAAATAGGCTTCGGTGTGCCGCTTCTGTCTTATTAACTTCAAGTTGCGCTTTCGCAAGTTCCTGCGCGTGTTTTTCAGCCATTGTCGAAAGTTCAAACGCGATAGCATTCTTCTTGTCTTTATCCTCTATGAATTTGTCAAGTAGTCCCGTTACTGGTCCGATAAGTTGCTGTAACATAGTTTACCTCTGTAAGGGACTTGAGTTAAGGTAGTCCATACCCTTCCACAAATCCTCGACTTCTTTAGTTAATGTTTTAAACTTTACTTCTGTATCGCCAATGTCGTTGATAATAATCTCTGCTGTAGCAACCGTAGCTTTCATAGCTTCTATTTCGTTAGATAGCGTAGAAACGTCTGTATTCAATTCTAAGAGCTTTTCTTGTTGACTTAGTAGTGTCTCTAACCTTGTGCCTAAAGTGGCTAGATTCTCACGTATGGGGCTTATATCAGGTATCTGCTGTGCTTCCACTGCTTCCAGTCTTGAGTACAAACTAGAAGCTGTCCATACGCCACCACCTATAGTACTACCAATACCAAGTACGATAGCAATCCATACGCCCTTGAATGATGTGTCACCTATCTTGAGTTCTGTACTTTCTAAACTCATAGTTCAACACACTCCGTTCCGTACATAAAGCAAGAGTAACCTAAGTACGTTGGTCCTGTTTGAAAGAACTCTGACTCGCTACCTGCGGCTAATACATCAGTCTCTGTTACGTATAAGTCTAAGCCAATACCATCGCTACCATTAAGGTATACAGCCGTTAGGTTACGTGTAGTGTTGTAGCCCATAGACACCCACTGTGCGTTAGCGTCATAGAAGATGTTAGTCTGTTCCGCTGTAGTGTTAGCATTCTCAATGCCTTGCTCTAGGAATGCTACAGCTTCCTCTGAGTTAGCTACGGCTAGATAAGCACTAGCGTTGTTAGCGTGAGTCTCAATGTCATCTACTGACTGGTTGTAAGTGTCAACAGTCTCTTGTTCTATCTGTAGGACTTCCATAGTCTCAGCTACAAACGTCTGTACTTCTTCTTCCTGCTGTGGATTACCTTGTGCCTCTTCTACTCGTTCAGCTACTTCCACAACTGAAATCATATCCACTACGGCTTCAGTGAATACATCTATGGCTTCATCCATTAATGTTAACTCTTCCATAGCTTTGTTCTCTAATACAGCCTTAACGTCACCATACGGCTGATAGTTAGTAGCAAAGTTATTTAACGCAGTGTTGTACGCCTGTACCTGTGCTTCCTGTATGTGTGCTGTAGTAGATAGAGTACCATCAGACAAAGCGTCACCCTGATTGGCGTACTCCATACCTGCGCCCACTAGGAGAATGCCAGTGTTAATCTTATCGACTATGGCAGTGCTTGAGTCGAGTAGTGCGTCATATTCACTTGACTGAACTACGGAACTTAGCACTAACAGAGATAATAGTATCTTCTTCATCTGTGTCCTCTCCTCCTATGTTTAATACGTTATTGTACCAATCTTTAGTTTTCTTG